TCGTCAAACAACACAACATCGAGGTTAGTGGTGACTTCGATGCACAGTTCAAAAGAAAGGCAGGATAAACATGAAACTACTCACTTTTTTATTCATTCTCGGTTCACTCAGCATCGGCTTCGCAGGTGGCATGGCATTTATGGCCATTTTCTACAAGAGCCTGATCAAGGATCTGAGAGCTGAGAACAGGAAGCTCCGTTCCACCAACACAATGCTCAAGAGGTCCAAGAAGGACACTGTCGAAGTTATCTACTCCACAGGCTTTGACGGAGAGACAACGGTCGACTGCCCCGACAACTATCCCGACTTCTCAAAGAATTGGTGAGGTGCGCTATGGGCAAGTTAGAACCTTTTGACAGCAAAAGGACACAGTGGAGCGGCCTTTGGTGGCACCCATCGAATAATTGTTTTACTTCGGCATCTTTTTCACTGGGCGAGCTTCGCAAGTTTAAGGGAAATGTCCGATTAGTAGTCAAGAAAAATCGCTTTTACAACAACGGACTGAACGGACGTCCAAACTATGTGTTCATTATTGCGGACAGCAACACAGAAAAGTATTTGGACATTGAAGTTGTTGATGATGAAGTCTCGCAGATGCACGAAGAAATTGAAGATGATGCCAAAACTGGAGTTTGGAATACGCAGTATGACGAGTTTTGGCCTGGAACGATCGTAGGTTATCGATGCAGTGAGTGTTCAAAGCTGGTAACCGAAAAATCCGATCACTGCCCTGGATGCGGTGCGGAAATGGTGTGAAAGACAGGAGGAAGATCTAATGGCAAGTGTATATGAAATCAAGGCAGGCTTTTACACACTGACGAGCCTGATCGAAGACGAGGCTGTCTCGGATGACGTCATCCTTGATGCCTGGAATAACCAGACAGACGACCTCAAGGACAAGTTCGAGAACTGCTGCAAGTATCTCAAGAACGTTGATTCCGACATCGCAGGACTCGACGAAGAGATCAAGAGACTCCAGGCAAAGAAGAAGTCGCTCAAGAACGGCAAGGACAGGCTCAAGAAGCTCATGTTTGATGCACAGATGGCTTGTGGTGAGAAGAAGCTCCAGTGTGGAACGTTCACCACATCAATTCAGAAGAACCCTCCGAAGCTCGTGCTCGATGTCGAGGACGTCTATCTCATCCCCGATGAGTTCTTGAAGTACGCAGAGCCGGAAGTGAAGTCAAAGGAAGTGCTCGATGCGATCAAGGCCGGAGAGACGTTTACATGGTGCCACTCCGTCCAGGAAGACTCGTTGAGGATCAGGTGAGCGTATGTGTGGCAAATGTATCGACATCAACACGAAAACGGCTACGGCTCTCCATAATTTCTCACGCTGGCTCACGATCAGGATGACCAAGTCTGACATCACAGATGCAGAGCTCGCAGAGCACGTCGGTGTGGATCGCAAGACGGTCATCCAGTGGCGTCTCGGCAGAAGGTTTCCCAAGCTCGATCAGCTCGTCATGGTCTTTGACTATTTTGACAAGGACTGGGTGCAGATCCCGTTTTACAAGGAGATGGAAGACTATGGCAACTGACATGCGCTGTAAGAACTGCAAGCACTGGGACAAGAGCGACACTTCCATTTTCGGCGGATGGTGCCTCTGCGGTTGCCATCTCCGCGAAGCGAAGAACACGTCCTGCGGTGTGGATGCAGACGATCATTGTTTTGACTGGGAGGCTAAGGATGGAAAAGAAACAGAAGTTTAAGGTTTACCTCATAGGTAAAGGCCACGGCTGCTATGCATCGGAATACAAGAAGACGGAGCTTGGCGAGACCTGGGCGACTTCCAGGGCGAAGGCCATTTCCAACATCAGATACAGGCTCCGTCAGAAGGGCGAGCTCCTTCCTGATGATCTTGGCGATTCAGAGGGCAGAGGCTATGTCACATGGGTGTTTGAGGCGGTGACGGTATGAACAGGTTAGTCCCGCAGGATATTCACTCCATCAATGCAGCTACATGGTTCAGTGCATACCTCAGAGAGAAGTGCGTTTCCCAGAGGGAGACCACCAAGCTCGCAAAGGCTGTCGGCCTTGAGCGGAAGTCACTCATGAACTATGCGCTGGGCAGAGTATCGCCCAAGCTCGACGTCGTGGCAAAGGTCATGGCCTACTACGGCGAGAAAGAGATAAGGATTCCGATATGAGCATTTGGAAAAAGATCCCCGAAGGTGCCGAAGTCATCATGACAGGCGGGATGACAGAAGAAGTTTTATTCCCGCTCGACACTGATCCTGACTTCATTGTCAGAGGCTATGTGGTTATTGACGGCGAAAAGATCAAGGCAGACATCGGGCTCGTTGAATGGGTAAGCGGACTCTGGGAGGAGTTCCACGGCGTAGAGCCGAAGTTATACAGGGAAGTCCGCCATGAGACGTAGAAAACCCGACACAAAACAGTATCTAAAACTTTTAGAAATATTAGGAAAGGCAGGTAACGAAAGTATGGGAATACCCATTACAAAAGGCAAGGTCGAGACCGCCAAGAAGGTCGTTATCTACGGCCCGGAAGGCATAGGCAAGTCAACTCTGGCTTCATGCTTCCCTGATCCCGTATTCATCGACACGGAAGGCTCGACAAAGGAACTGGACGTTGCCAGATACCCGACACCGTCGGCGTGGGCAGACGTCGTCAACTGCGTCAAGGACTGCGCAGAAAACGCGACCGGGAAGACGATCGTCATCGACACGGCGGACTGGGCAGAACTGCTCTGCATCAAGTACACGTGCTCCAAGTGCCACGTTGAAGGCATTGAGGATGTCGGATATGGCAAAGGCTATGTCTATCTCTCGGAGAACTTCAACGAGCTCCTGAAGGCATGTGACAAGTGCATAGCGGCAGGCATCAACGTGGTCTTCACGGCTCACGCGTTCATGAGGAAGTTTGAACAGCCTGACGAGATGGGCGCGTATGATCGCTGGGAGATGAAACTCACCAAGAAGGATGCGCCGATGCTCAAGGAGTGGGCGGACATGGTCCTGTTCTGCAACTACAAGACCAACGTCATCACTGATCAGGCAACGAAGTCCAAGAAGGCAACGGGAGGCTCCCGCGTTATGTATGCGGCGCATCATCCGTGCTGGGACGCTAAGAACAGATACGGACTGCCCGACTCAATGCCTATGAGCTTTGACGAGATCGCGCACTTGTTTAGCAATACTAAACAGCCCGAACCCGACTACCGTTCAAAGCTCAGGGCATACATGAACGAGCACGGCATTGACCAGCATGCCGTCGTTTCGGCATGCGGGCTCTCAAAAGAATCAACAAACGAGGACTACAAAGCAGCACTTGAATACGCAAAGACATTAACAGGAGGAAATTGACATGTCAGAAGAAGAGAAGAAGATCGTTGAAGAACAGGACTGGGACTCAGGTCTCGAGGCAGAGTACGGTGACAACAACATTCCGCCCGTAGGCGAATACGGTTTCCAGGTCATCGAGTTTGAAAAGACATTCTCCAAGAAGGGATCCAAGATGGCGAAGCTCACCATCCAGCTCGACAAGGAGAACGGCCAGAACTGGAAGGTCACGGACTACATCGTTCTGACACAGGCATGGAAGTGCGCACAGTTCTTCGAGGCTCTTGGTCTCAAGAAGAAAGGCGAACCGCTTGACCGCATGCCGTGGGAAAAGGTCCTCGGCGCTTCCGGTCGCGTGAAGATCAAGCACGAACTCTACAACGCAGAAGAGTATTGCAAGGTCGACAAGTACCTCATCTCCGAAGCTGCACAGGCTCCCACTGCGCCTAAGAAGGCATCAGCAAAGAAGACAAAGACACCCGAAGAGGATCTCCCGTTCGAGGTATAAGACATGGATGACGATCAGAGAGCATTATTAAAAGCACTTGAAGCGCTCGATCCGTCTAAATGCACCTACTCGGAATGGGTTCAAGTAGGCATGGCCCTCAAAGCCGAGGGCCTGCCCTGCTCGGACTGGGATGACTGGTCAAGAAGAGATCCTGCACGTTACGACTCCGGCGCATGTGAATCGAAGTGGAAATCATTCTCTGACACCGGGAAGACGAACGGCGGGACCATCTTCTACCTTGCCGAGCACTACGATAATTATAAACCTTTCAAGGAGCTCGACTGGGATGACGGTCTTGACGCCTACTATGAGGAAGTCCTTACCATCGAAGCCAGGGAAGAACAGCCCTGGGAAATGGCGAAACGTTTCCTCGAAACGCTCTTCCAGCCTGACGAGGCCGTCAGCTATGTTCACTCGGCGAAGTGGAACGAGAAGAAGGAGAAGTGGAACCCGGGCGATCGCGGACACGTCCGCAAGGTCTCTGACATCATCAAGGACCTCAAGAAGTACAAGGATCTCGAATACGCGTTCGGAACGTTCAACGAGGAAGCAGGCGGATGGATCCGCGTAAATCCCACAACAGGCCCGAACGATGAAGACGTTACGAGATATTCCTACGTGCTCGCCGAGTCTGACGATCTCTCGATCGAGGACCAGAAGAAGCTCTTTATCAACTTCAAGCTCCCGATCGCGACACTGGTCGAGTCAGGCGGAAAGTCCGTGCATGCCCTGGTCAAGATCGACGCTTCCAACGAGGCCGAGTACGATCAGCGTGTCGCTTTCCTGTTCGACTGGCTT